CGGGCAAAGTCTGCAAACGATGCGCCATTAGTGTCATCCCATGCGACATAAGCATCACCAATATCCTCATCCGTCAGCCCTACCCATGTGCGCTGTGCTGGCTGTGCCAATCGTTCTTTGAGTGCGGTGATGGCTTGCTCATAAATCGACCCACGTTCAATCATTAGTGTTTGCAACGCATCAAGCGCCAGCTTAAATAATTGTTTGTCAGTCATTTTCCGCAACTCCTACACTTGGTTAATATCGTAAAAACAGGGCGCTTGCAATACACGCAATAGCTTGTCATGCTTCTTGCTCCAATGGAATATCACGCCATTCGCCTTGTGTTTTACCAGCCACCATGTCAATGATGTTTCGCTCTGGCTCCCACCATTGCTGAAGAATGCGAACTCTGTGCGGCTCTATGAAATGCTCGCCATTGTGTGAATAACTATCTCGCTCAACATATCTAAATTTTGTTGTGGGTGTCATTTTTTCATTCCTCTCACATAAGCAGTAAACGATTGAATAGTGTCTTTGCCAAACGCTAGAGTGCATTTCTCAATGTGTTGGGCGACTTCTTCAATCACTTCGTTTCGCGCATTGTTTTCAGCGTATCGGATTATTTGGTGTTTGCGCGACCCTTGAAGACCCCAATCGCCTTGTCTGCGACTGAGTTCTTCAAACGCTTCATCTTCCGGACTCAAAACCCAATATCCTCATCTGCGGGTAAGCCTTTATATTCTTTAGGTTTAGGGTCGTTCATGTATGCCCAACCGTCCCACCCCGCATAGATCGGCATTACATCAAGTTTCAGCATGGGGCCATTCTTTGTGTCGATGACAGACCCAATGCGGATGTAGCGTTTCTTTTCTTCACCCTTTGCGTTGGTGTAAGAACCCGCAACTACGGTAACTTCTTTAAGCAGTGCCATTTTTTTCTTTCATTAAAAGTTCAAGTTTTTCGTCAAGGTCAGAGAGAAACTTCACCACTTCGGCATCCATTTCGCTGATTAGCTTCTCATCTCGCTCGACTCGTTTGGTGAACATTTCCAACCCCTTTAATCTCGGGTCAAAGGAAACGAAATCACACCATTCTTTACCCGTACATCTAAGCTGAAACTGAATCTGCTTGATGTACTTTGCGGGGACTTTTTTGTTTAGCAGTGTGTCGATGTGGGTGGATGTATTAGGACACTTGATCTCAATGATTCCATTGCCCACAATCCCATCGGGTGAGGCTCCGGCTTTCTCAATGTCCGGATGAGCAATAAACCCTACTTGATCGACCAACACTGAATTGACCATCTCATAGTGCGCTCGGGCCATTGGCTCGGTCTCTGTCCCCCATGCCATTGCACTGTTGGTAAACGACTCAGCTACTTCACCCGTCAAACGCTCACAAATGAGTTGGGCCATGTAATCGTCCCGTGACGCACCATAACCCCCCGTTTTGAGTTTTGCCATCACATCGGAGACGCGAGAGGCGGTTACTTTGCCCAAACGGGCGGCGAACCATTCCGGCGAATTTTGTTCCATTACAGACTCGCTTTCTTCAAGTCTTTGGCAACAATGATGGCATTCTTAGCGGCTGCATCATGTCCGGCTACCTTTATGGCCTCAAAGTAAGCTGCCTTCAATTCTTCCTCTGTGGTGGATGCATCAATGGAAGCGATTAGCGGGGCAATGAGTACGGTCTTTGGTGCGACTGAATGGGTATGTGCATCGGCATCGTTGTCGGCCTCTGTGGGGATGCTAAAGGCTTGAAAGGCTGCATACTTGTATGCCGCACTCATAGCCTTGTTGGTGGCTTTGTCTCCGCTGTCCATTGCTTCGCCAAAGGTCTTGACGGTGTGCTTTGACCCATCCTCTGCTGAGACAAAATCAAACTCAACCTCAACAGTCACATAGAACAATGCGCCACCCGACTTGCTTGATCGCTCAACACACTCACGGGTAAGAACACGGGGCAGAATACAAAGGCTGTGCTTTGCCAATAGGGGCGCAATGGCGTTATACACATCGTCAATTCCCCTAAAGTTATATCCGCTGCCCTGCATATTCCTACGGTCTTTTGTGATGCCGACAGATGACAATTCTGCTTGAACAGCGTTAATGGCTTTGTAAACTTTCATTTGGAATCCTTTGCAATGAGTTCGGTTTGTAGGTTTTTGATTTCGTCACGGGCGTTATCAATGTGGTTGACCAACACACGAATGTGGCCTTCCAACATCTGAATGCGGTAAAGCAGTCTTTCAGTTTGATCGGCATCATGTTCACGATACAAAGTCTCTGAGGTTTGTTTGACAGAATTGATGATGTAATCAGCGTCCATTTATGGTCTCCAAATAAAACAATCAAGGGCGATCACGATAAGGGCTATGAGGCTCACCACACGAGCTACCTTGTCGGCAATGGTCAGACGGGCTACATGAATCTCAATGCAAGCACCGTTCTCCAAACTGTTGGGGAATGCTTCGGTGAATGTGCGGGGGAATTTGGTTCTATTAAGCATGGAAGTCCTCAATCATGGCGATGTGGTGTTTCTTAATCTGTGCGTAGATCAGTGCTTGATCTGCTGCGGTGAGTTCGTAGGTCACCTCAGTACCGGCGGGTTCATCTTCAAAATCTTCGGTGGTGTATGCAAACCAATCGTATGTTTCTGAGAGGCCAACAGAATCATCGGCTTCAAAGTAGTCAAACTCGACCGTGAGATAACCGTAGTCGATTGAGTGAACTTCGGTGGTGTAGGCTAGATTTTTCATTTGCTTCCTAAAAGACCCTATGCGATGTGCTGGGGAATGAATGTACTGTATCACTAGATTTAGTAATGTGTATTAGGACTTTCCCTAATGTGTGAAAATACAACATCTAGCACAATAAATCATGTATCCACATTGCTTTCCCTCTGAACAGCAGTATCGTGAATGGGTCGGTTACGCCAAAATCGTAGCTGAACCCGTCAATATTTGTGAGGACTGCACAAAGGATTTTCAGAGGGAAATGCTCTTAGAGGAACGGTGCAAACCCTCACCGAAATGGCTCATTGGTAAAAAACCCGAAGGAACATCATGAAAGCACTCGTAGGAATTTGGTTTGCTCTGTCTGTCAGCTTGGCATGGGCATCATGCACCACTCACACATACATCATGAACGGTCGTATGGTCACTTGCACGACTTGCTGCTTTGGAACCAATTGCACAACAAATTGTTTTTAGGGTATTGACACGCACAAACAAAGTGTGCGTATAATCCACTCATCAACGGCTTGGTAACCCGTTGAAGTTCTACACGGCGAAAACCGCAGAACCCATTGGTGAGCGGGCTTTGTCAAAGCTAAAGGTGCGTGGTGTAGCACCCCTTTATGCGGCAACCAAGCCTAAAGCTCGTTCAACCAATGGGTTTTTTGCTTTTTTGCCCCTACTCGTCAGGGCGCGTCAGCTAATGGTCTGAATGGACTGAACCCAAGAAACACCGCACCCATTTCACCCGTGGGCAAAAGGCGAACAGCGTTAGTTGAGCGACTGTTAAAGCATTTGGTACACGGTGGAACAAGGCCAAATGTATAAGTGAATCAACTCGTCAAGCGCACTTGGGCTGAGACTGTTTTTTGAAAGCATTAAGATGAATATAGGAACAGATCGAAAGCTGGAGCGGGAAGGATAGTCACTCTATCCACCCTTGTAGGAACTATGGAGAAAACAAAAAATGGACTTATTCGAAACGGGATTCGATAGATTTTGGCAAGCATGGCCTAAAAGCCCCCGCAAGGGTGGCAAGTCAGAGTGCTTGAAGAAGTGGCAAAAGTTCTACTGCGAGACTTGTGCAGACCAAATCCTCAAGCATCTTGAGTGGATGAAAACCACTGACCAATGGCGCAAAGACAGCGGGGCATTCATACCCGCACCTTTGGTCTACCTTAATCAACAAAGATGGGACGGGGCCGAGATACCCGACACAGCCCCAAAAGCAGACCCCGCACTAGAGAAGATCAAAGCCGACATAGAAAAGGCTACACCCATGCCAAGCCACATCCGAGAGCGACTTGCTCAACTGAGGGGCAAAGCATGACCAAAGAACAAGCACACGCTCTGCTCAACTTCGTTAAATTGGGGTTTGCAATCCCCACATGGCGAATCAACAAAGCATTGACCATCACGGGGGACTTGAATGCTCAACGAGTTAGCCGACCATTACGCGACATTGGCGATGACGAAGGGATGGACAGAGTACACACGCCATCGGGTGAAGGAACTACGCGATTCGAACGATATGTGGAAAGAATTACCCCGTTTGGTGAAGGAACGCATTGATGGACATAAACACGCCGAGAGGACGCGAATCGCTGAAAGCGGAACACCGAGCGATGGAGATATTCGCTAAACACTTTCCCGATTACGAGTACTGCGAAACACCAAAAGACAAACCCGCAGACATTGACGCGATCTTGATTAAACAAAATCAGATCATGCGGGTGGTCGAAACCAAATGCAGAGACATGACCATTGAAGAATTTATCGGGCGATATAACTATCAATGGTTAGTGACATTCGATAAATTGGAAAAGGGTAAGCAAATCGCAAAAGCATTATGTGTCCCATTCACCGGATTTTTATATCTAAATCAATCTCAGATTTTGCTTGTTCAACAAATATCAAACCACATCGGTTATGTGCCGGAGATCACGATATTCCAAACCGCAACGCAGAAAAATATAAATGGCGGTCAGATAATCCGGTCTAACGCATATATCGACATGAGCAACGCGACACAATTAAAATGATTCAAATCCATTTCACTGTCCCACAAGTCGCCGGAAAGGGCAGACCCCGCTTCGCCCGACAAGGAACCTTCGTCAAAACTTACACCGATTCCAAGACTTTGACCTACGAGAAATCAATCCAAACCTATGCCAAGCAAGCGATGGGGTCTACAAGCCCTTTAAACGGGGCTGTAGCGGCTTATTTGCAAATAAGAATACCCATACCGCCATCGTACTCAAAAACGCGCCAAAAGGCTTGTATTGAAGGAACCGAACGCCCAACCAAAAAGCCCGATATTGACAACATCGTTAAAGCGGTACTAGATGGTATGAATGGCATCGTGTATCTTGATGACAAACAAGTGGTCGATTTGCATTTAACAAAGGTTTATTCTTCAAATGAGGGAATAGATATTATGGTGAGAGAAATATGAGGCACGATATTGATTGGAAAAAGGTTCATTGCAAAGTTGGACAACGAGTGCCCGTTTATCCATTTAAGAAAGAACCATTTATTGGCGAAGTCAAGCGCATCAAGATGAACCGATTTGGTCGGGTAAGTTATGTAATTGATGACAAGGAAGTCATGGCAGAGGAATTGTTGCCAGCTAAAAATCAAACAAAACTAAAAATGAGGGCCTTATGAACTACACTTTATATAACCCCCAACAAGGACACGCAGTATTAAAAGACTTGTGGCCTCAAATCAAAGCCACATTGATGGCGGGACAGAAATTGAGGATTGAGGTAAAACAATCGCGGCGCAGTGCGGAACAAAACGATATGTTTCACGGGATTATTCACAAGATACATATTGCGATGAAGGCTGTGGGGTCAAAATGGACTGCGGACGATTGGAAGCGATTATTAATAGACCAATGGGCGCATGAGACAAATCGCAAGATTGGGAAGGTGGCCCCTTCACTTGATGGCGAAAGGGTGGTTCAATTGGGGCTGCAGTCTCACAAGTTCTCAATTGAAGACGGGTCAGAGTTTATCGAGTGGCTACTTGCATGGGCCGCACAAAAGGAAATTGATGTAGGATAAAGATGTTGGTGAAACGGCTTGGCCCCGTGGTGCTTTTATTCAGTTGCTACCGACCCTGCCGCATGGGAGACACCAACAAGGACACACATATGATGATGTTCCCCAAGTACACCTACTATCGGAGCAAGACCCACCTAAAGAATGTGGCATCTTTGCTCTGTCAGCACTGCGGACGGGAC